GAAGGTGTTGCTCAGGTCCGCGTGCGACCTCTCGATCGAGAAGCTGCGCTCGGTAGTGCCGTTCTTGATCGCTGCTCCGGCTTCGATTTCTTCGTTGCCGCCACCAGTCACGCTAGAGGGCAGCGTCTGCGCGACGGTCAGCGAGTTTGCGGAGGCCACGGTCACAAGGAAGTACCCGATCAGCGTCGTGCCGTCCTTGAAGCGCACCCACTGACCGGCGGTGATGCTAGTCCCGACTCCAGTTCCGGTAATGGTCGTACCGCCCGAGGTGCACGAATACGTGCCCGTGTTGGTCTGGATCGCGCTCCAAGTCGCGGACATCAGCGCGGCTTCGAGAAGGATGTCCTGCGCGCTGGAGGTTGTCGTGAGGGCCGCATAGCTCAGTTCGCCGTCGATCGAGCCATCAGCGCCAGCCGACACGCGCACCACGTCGGTGATCTGACGATCGCTTCGGATCTCTGCCGAGGTTGTGCTGCCGGTCGTCTTGGCGAGCGACTCAGCAGTGAAGCGGATCTCCTTCATGTCCGCCGAGGCGGGACAGGTGCCGTACGTGACCTCAGTCGCAAGCGCGAGCCCGACGCTATTGCTGTTTGCCATTAGATGACCTCTTCGACGGTGTAGGGCACGTCGAGCTGCTCGACATGGTAGGAGCCGGACCTACCAAGCGCAGACAGCTGCGGCACCCCGTACCTGACCTTGGAAACACTAACCGCACGGAACGACGAAGCAAGGGTGTCCGCGAGCGTGTAGGTCGCTCGGACGCCCGTGTTGATCGGCGCGTTTAGCACCAGTCGCACGATGCCCTGCTCGCGCTTCTTAGGCGAGCTTCCGCCCTTTTGCTGCGTCGTCGAACGGTCGATCACCAAGCAGTTGACCCACAGAGTGTTCGCCGCTGGAGTGAAGGGTGCGTTGTCGTAGGCCACAGGCACGTTTTCGATGTTGCAGACGGTATTGACTCGGCTGCGGATCGCGTTGTGCCAGTTCAGCAGATCAGCCGTGCCCGAGTACGACGATGCGGGAAGTGCGAAGCTGTCGATGGCCTCGAAAGGCACCACGACCTCGACCGACCACCACGCGCCATCACGCAGGATCGGCCTGTGCGAGGCGTTGAACGTGCGCACAATGCCGCTCGTCTTGTTTGTCAGCCACGTGATCAGGATGCCCGCTTTGGTCAAAGTAAAAGCGTCGCCGTTGTTGACGGGAGCAAAGAGCGTGACGACGGCCTCGCCGGCGAGCTTGTAACGATTTCCTGCGCCAAAGCTCATCTGCTCGAGCCCGCGCCAGTCGATCTCGATCTTTGCCCAGAAGCCCGAGAAGGTGCCGACGGGCGGCGGAACGACGAATGGCGCGTTTTCCCACGCCACATAGTCGAGCGTGTCGAGCGGCTGCACGCCAAACTCGTTCTCGGCTGCGTACAGAAGCGCCGTTTCCAGCAGCGGCGCGAGGCGATCGTATGCCGCGACGATCATTCCAATGCCTCGTCGATGTAGGCCAAGAGGCCGTCAAAGGCAGGATTCAGGATGCCCTGCGCCGCTTGGATGCTGCCCGATGCGCCTCGACGACGCGGGCGCGGCGTGTCCGATCCACCCGTGAGGTCTGTTTCCTGCTTGCCGCGCTCGACCCTGCCATCGTCGAGCACCTCGATGTATGGCACGTTGTTGGTCAGGAAGATGTGCGGCGCGGCTTTCGCGCGCGCGAGGCTGCGCGTGCCGTCGCGCACGGTCTTTTGCCCTGCTTTGTCGCGGGCGTCAAGGACGCTATCGGTCGGCACGTCCAAGCTGACCTGCCAGTTCGCGCGCGCATGACCCGTATCGACCGGCGTGCCCTTGACGACGAGCTCGAGCGCTTTGATGCCTGTGGCACGAACGACGAGCGGGATCTCTTCCTCGGTGAAGCGCCGCGCCTCCTTGCGCAGCTGCTCGGCGAACGCGGCGGTGCGCTCGGCGCTGCCCATTAGCGACGCAGCCTCACGCGAAACGCCGCGATCTGCGATCCGCTGTAGATGCTATCCACGGCGATCGAGGTGTAGGTAACGCTTTCGATTCCCACTTCGTCACCAACCTTCGGCGTGAAGTTGATAGCCGAGGCGGCAAGCATGACCTCGAACTCACCGAGATCGAGCAGCTGGTTCGGCTCGTATGCGCTGTTTGGCCCGACCGGCGGCGAGATCGTCACCGTGCTCGCGCTAGGAGTTCGCGTAACCGTGCCAGCGATCGGGTCCACGGAATCTGTGTACGTGGTCCACTGCACAGACTTGCCAAAACGCTCGATGAGCGTCTCAGCGACAGCGCGCATCTTGGTATCAAGCGCGCCCGTCATCAGCCCCTCACGATCTCGCCAGCGCCAACGATGTACGGTTCAAGCAGCAGCGACACGGTGGCGTACGACTTCTGCGACGCCTTGCCGCCGGTGTAGCTGACCGCGTAGCTCACGGGACCGACAGTGCTTGTCTCCGAGGCGATGTTGCTTGCGTCCGTCGCCACATCCGAGAGAAGCTCGGCAGTCAGCGCCTTCACGGCGAGCTCGATCTGCGCTTCCTTGATCGGCGCGGGCACCGACTCGCTGTCCACGTCGTAGCCGTCAACGTCCATCACATCGAGCCGCGGCCAGTCGAGCGATTGCAGCTCGGTCTTGCGCACGCCTTTCCAGACGCCGCGATAGACCTGCGTGATGTACCGCTGCGCCTTGATGAGCGCCGTCTGCTTGGCGCTGGTCGTGCCCGTCCAAGCCGTGAGCCCGAGCTCCGACGTGTAGGCGTCCGCCTCAGCGATCGAGACGTAGCTCGTCGCCGTCGTCAGTCCGCTGCCATCTTCGACCACGAACGCCATGTGCTGAACCTCGACTGCTAAGGGTTGAGCCGAGCGACGGCAGCAGTCACCGCCGCTCGGCTTTCACTCACTCCGAGACTAGCTCGCGTCGCGGAGACGCGTGGCGAGGCGCGGGTTCAGGCACTTCCAGCCGTAGAGCACGTCGAGGGCGACGTGAACTTCCGAGCTGTTGCCGACGTAGTAGATGCGCGAGCGAACGGCGAGGCCCGTGACCGGATCCTGCACCGACGCAACCTGAGCACCCAGCGCCGCGGTGCCGAACAGCCCCGTGTTGCTGAAGTCGGGCAGACGCGCCATCGCAAGGCCGAACGCATCGCGGTGGTACGCGAGGTTTTCGGCGATGACCGTCGTCGTGTTGAACGAACACACCGCGCCCGTGACCGAAACCTCAAGAGCCGGAGAAATGCTGACGGTGATCGCCGCCGCACCGCCGGTCACGTCAGCGGTTACCGCGTAAGTACGACCACCAATGGTCACAATGTCGCCAGCCTTGAGAGTACCGGAGCCCGAGCCGCCGCCAGTGATCGTCACGCTGGTTGCGCCTGCGGTAGCAGTGCAGACAGGGCTGGTCAAACCGGAATACGTGCCCGCCGTGTGCGCCGAGACGTTCTGGTTGGCGAAGATGCGGCCAAAGCCGAAACGCTGACCGAGCGCGCCGGTGACCTGCGTCGCTTCACCCGTCGGACCAGCGCCCTGCCATTGGGCGAGGTTCGTCGTGTTGAGAAGCTGCTGCTCGATGGTGGGCGACACCATCACGGACAGCCGCGACGGATCGATCATCGGAGCTTGAGCCGTCATCAGGATGCGGCGAGCGTCGAGGAGGTTGTCCACGACAGCCGGAGCACCCACGGTCGAGGAAGCACCGATTTGCTTGTAGAGCGCGCAGCCGTCCTGATCGATCTTGTCCGCCAGCGCGTACGCGGCGGGCGCGATGTGGTCACGGATGATCTGATCGCCCGTGTAGGCGATCTCCTTGTCCGTGAGGCTGAACTTGACTTCCTGCCACTGGTCGAGCGCGATCTGCACGCTGCCGGTGGTCATGTCCTGCGCAGACGACGGAGCCGCTTGCGCGGTGAAGGCGGCGGGACGCTTGATGTTGATGACGTCGCCGCGACCGAAGGCACGACGCTCGGCGTCGAAGCCCATGTAGACGGTGTTGGCGAAGCCCAGCGACTTGCGCAGCTGGATCAGCGCTTCGTTGGCGTAGAACGCCGGATCGTAATAACCGAGAGTGTTCGTGGGCATGGTGCCCTCCTTGTTGCTTCTGTTGCGTTGAGTGGATGTCCCCAGCGCCTTTGGAATCACTCCTCGGTCGCTGCGCAGGTCGCATCACGCTACCTGCTTTCCGCGAGGCGACACGCCTCGTCGGTGTTCTAGTCTTGGGTGATCTGGACCTGCTGGCCAGCAGCGATCGCGCGGTCGCGCACCGCTTGGTACGCGCGCGGATCGTTCCGCGCTTGCGAGGCAGAGATCGTGAACGCGCCCGTCGAGCCGCCGCGGCCCGTCTGCGTTCCTGCGCCGCTCGCTCCCGAGCCTTGGAAGGCCGCAGCGTACGAATCTTGCGCGCGCATCTGCTCGACAAGCGACTCGATCGACATCGGCTGCATCGAGCCGTCCTTGCCCATCACGTGCGCCTTGTTGCCGCTCTGATCGACGACATAGGCGCGCAGTTCGCCGTCCGTATCGACCTCGGCTTTGATGCGGCCCTTCACGTGCGGAAGCAGGAGATCGACGTTGCCCTTGTGCTTGGCAAGCGCCTCGCGGGCCTTCGCTTCGACGAGCTCGCGCTCAAGCTGCCCGCGCAACTTCGACGTTTCCTGCTGATACTTAGTCTGCGCCTCCTTGAGCAGCGCATCGGCCTGAGCCTTTGCGCGCGCTTCCGGCGGCGACTCCTGCCATTCCTTGACCTTCGCCAGCGCTTCACGCGCGGCACGCGGGTCGAGGCCATCAAGAGCCTTGAGCTTGGATTCGAGGTCAGCGCGCGTCGTGCGCTCGCTGCCAAGAGCCGCCATCAGCTTCTCGACCGGCTTCACGTCCCAGCCCTTCACAGGCTCGACGTTCAGCACATAGCCATCTTCGGTCTTGGTGTAGAGGTCGGCGCGTGAGAGCGTCACGTTCTCAGGAAGCGCAGCGAACTCAGAATCGGACAGGACAGTCTTGGGTTTTGCCATTCGTTTCCGTGTTGTGATTAGGCGTCACGCCTTGGTCGCCGGATCACCCAGCGACACTAAAAATAACTAACAGAGGACGGACGCTATTCAAGGTCCAGCCCCTCCACTTTAGCAAGCTCGTCGAGCGACAGCGTGCGACCGCTCTGGTCCACCATCTTCTCAAGCGTGAGCTCGCCGTCCGCAAAGGCTTTCGCGCGCGTGGCGCCGAGCGCCTCCTCGAGCTCGTCCTGCGGCAGCGTCTTTAGCCACTCGGAGTAGGTCGTCGAGGTGCTGACGCGACCGTTCATCGAAGCCCGTTCGCCCTCGGTGATACGCCCTTCGCCCTTCTTCTTGCGCCCAAGAACCTCCGATAGGGGGCGAACGACGGCGACCCGAGCGCAGCGACAAGCACCGCCGGACGGGCCAGGCGGATGCGCGGGCGGCATCGGCCCTTCTCCGACTGGGAACACCTTGCCGTCGAGCGCGCCGCATTTCTTGCAGGTGCGCGTATCAAGCGTGGCGACCCACTGCTCGCGGTCAATGATGTCCTCGTTGTCCTTGAAGAGCTCCTGCCGCGCTTGGTTGCTGACGTGGATCGAGGCGTTGCGGGCGATGGCTTGGGCGTGCCGCTGCGTGATCGCAAAAACCCCGTCGCCGCCGTCGAGCTCGGCAGTACCTCGGATGCGGCGGGCGATGTCCGGCACGGATTGACCCTCGGCCAGCCCGATACGGACCTCGCGCTCGATTCGGTCTGCCGTGTCCACGGTGAGCTTGTCGAACCATTCCTCGATGCCATAGCCGGCGAGCGGGCGAGTCTTCACCAGCTCGCGCAGCACCTTGGGATCGGGCAGCGTCAGGTTGATGCCGATGCTCTCAGGGATGGCCGCCTCGATCGTCTTCTTCTGCCAGCGGGCCTCGTAGACGCTCAGGCGCTCAAGCTCCTTGACGTTCGTCTTGGCTACCTGCTGCACGCCCTCGTCCACGATCTGCATGATCTGCTCGCGGAGGTCTTTGAAACGCTTTGTGCTTTCCACGCCAGCGTCGTATCCGCGCGCGTTGATGCGCTCGAGGCGCGATACCAGCTTGCCCATGATGTCGGGCAGGACATCCGAGCGCAGGAACTTCTCGATCCTCGCCGCCTCATGCTGCGAGACGCGCTCCAGCTGGTGAGCGTGACGCAGCCAGTCGCGCACGATCTTGTCGTTGACCGTGCGAACAGGCCCGTCGAATCGGTCGCCGTCCGTCATTGTTCAAAGACTACCCGATAGACGCGCGCATACGCCTTGCCCCATGCGGCGTCGTGATCCTTGGAACTCACGTTCGATGTCCAAGCCAACGCGTGCGCCCATTCGTGGCAAAGCGTTTCCATGGCCTCACCGACGGTCACAGGCCGACCTCGAGGATGCCACGGGTCCGCGATTCGCGTATTCACGACCACCCGAAAGCCGCGGCGGTCCAGCTGGCAGTAGCCGTACTCGTAACTTAGCCGCTTGCCTACTCGCACTTTGACCGGACGAGTGAGCGGTAGCTCTTTGCTCAGCAGGCTCGCCACTCCGAGCACCTGCTCACGCGTCGTAGGCAATCTTGCCACGCTTGCCCTTGAGGCCGTGCCGCAGGTAGATCGGTCGGTCGGCTACCAGCCCGTGCTCGGCGCTCCAGAACTGAAGCCGCTGCACCGGCACGCCCGAGGCACTCAGTTCTTCGCGCGCGTAGTCGTTGTCCGATTCCGTCGTGCCGTTGCAGAACCACCAGCGCCCGTTGAGGTTGCCCGTCGTCATTGTGTGGAAGTGGCCGAAGTAGAGGTGATGCCACTCTTCCTCGATCGAGTCGATCCAGCCCCACGCCCGCTTGCCGACGCCGTAGAACGGGAAGCCGCCGAACCCTCCGCGGATCTGATGCCCATGCACCACAAGGTGCTTGTGCCCGAGCACGTGGTTAACGGTGTAGAAGTCGTCCGCGATGTCCCACTCAATGCGCGGATTCTTGCCGACCATCATGCGGGCCGTCTCGTAGCTAACGCGGTCCCAGTTGGTTCGAGGGTGCGATCCCGCGTGCTTGCTGCTGGGCCTGCCGTGATTGCCACAGACCGCGATCACGCGAACACGGCTAACGCCCGCGGCGAGGGCCATAATCGCCCGCGCCATCGCCTCAGGACAGGTGCGCACGGCTTGGTCGAACACGCTCTGGTCGATGAGGTGAGCTTGGCCAGGAAAGATGAGCTCGCCCTCGATCATGTCGCCGCCGAGGTAGATGTGCGCCTCGTCGATCGTTGCGTAGCTCCGGTGCCGCTCAATGCACGCGAGGCTGCGGCGCGCGAACTCGAGCACGCGCTCGGTTGCGATCTCGCTGTCGTACGTGCGCGTGACCTTGCCAAACTGCGTGTCGCTGAGATGCAGGACGGCGATTTCGCGCTCCTTGCGCTTCGACTGAGCCTTTGGCGCAGGGATTGTCGGCGGCTCGTAGTCCTCGAAAGCGGTGCGCACTGCTTCAAGGATTAGCTCACCCTGCCCGCCCTGCGAGGTCAGCCGCCGCCGCAGCTGCTCGTTGGCGAGGCGCAGTTCTTTGATCGCTGCCGGTTCAGACTGTGCGTCCTTCGCCCACTCCTTGACCGACTTGCGCTTGCTCACTTGAGCCTCGTCGCGCTGCCCCAGTGAATCCCAAGGCAGCTGCGCACGTGACGTTGGATCGACGAGGTGCCGATCCGCACGCCGAACCGCTCCTTCAGCATCTGCGAGATCTGCGGCTGCGAGACCTCAGTTTCGCCCTTGAGCCGCATTTCAGCGATCAGCTTGATCGCAGCTGCGGGCTGGGGCTTGCCGACGCAGATGCAGCAGGTGTTCTTGATCCTTTGAGCGTTTTCCGCCCAAGTCTTCACGTCGAACGCGTCACCCTTGGCTTTCATGCAGGTCTTTCCTTGCCCTCGCCTCGATGTGCGCAAGGATTCGTTCCTGCGTCCACACGATGCGTTGTTGTGCTTGCGTCATGGCCGCGAGTTGCTGCGTCAGGATCTCGCCTTCGCTGCTGGCGACCTGCACCGCGCTTCGCAGAGCGTGCAGCGAATCTCGCAGAATCTTGCGATCCTCGGTCGCGTCAGCGCGGTCAGCGTCCATGCGCTTCAGCAGGTCGTCGCGGTCGCGGTCGCTTCGAGCGACGATCCATTTGACGATCCAGACACCCGCCGCGATCAGCGGTGTGACGATGGCGACAACCGTTTCCCAGCTCAAAGTCACCATCTCCATGGATCAATCCTCGACCTCTTCTGCGGCCTCTTCTGCTGCTTCCTCACGACGCACGCGAGCGATAAGTGCCAAATCTGACGCGCTGGGCGCGGTCGGCATTTCCTGATCTTGCGTCGCTTCGAGCTCCTCCTCCACGTCGAAGTCGTCGCCAAACTTGCCGCGGCGCTTTGCCTCAAGCAGCAGACGCTTCTGCGAGATGTCGCCGCTCGCGCGCATCTGAAGCAGGTGCATCATGTCGGCGTCGCTGCGGGCTTCGAGCTCGAACTTATCCCAGACCTGCACGGCGAACTCGGTCGGCAGTTCAGCGCCGATCCACTTCGCCGCCATGTAGTACGCCTCGAAGAGCGCGTCATTGAGCGATGAGATCCACGCCTTGATCGAGGAGTGCGTGCGCGCTTCTGCGGTGCCGACCTCGGTCGCGGTCTTCGCCGCGCTCTCGACCAACGGCTGCATCCCAAGCACCTGCATCCGCTCTTCGATCTTGGCGAGGTCTTGCGCTCCCGCCTCGATGCTCTTGCCTCCGACCTCGACCCATTGAAGGTCAGCCTCCGCGGGCGTGCGCGTCGTCTGGCGGGCCTTGGTCGTCGAGATCACGATCGACGCGCCTCGCGGCTTGCCATCAGGGCCGGTGCTGGCGACGGCTCCGCGCTCGTAAAGGATCGGCACGCGCGCGATGTGCAGAACGTTTCGCTGCTCGCTGCTGCTCTGCCAGTGCTCAAGGTTCAACCACGCCAAGTCCTCGAGCGGCGGGTCCGCGACCATGTAGCCCGTCTGCTCGAAGTAGCAGGTGTAGAGCGGGATCGCGCCGAAGCTGTGCGCCTTGACCTCGACCAGCGCAAAGTCGTTCTGCTCCTCGCGCCAGACCTCGACGACTTCGGGCGTCCAGACGTGGATGTAGACAACCGACTTCTGGCCCCACTTGCCGTCGTTCTCGGTGCGCGTCGTTCGAATGCGAACCTGCGTCAACACGTGCTTCGATGTGGCAGGATCGACCTCATACTGCCAGCCGATCATCTGCTCGGCCTTCACGTGCACGAAGTAAGGGTGCAGCTGCCGCTCGCGCTCCTCGAGCAGCGTCTGCTGGCCGGTCGTGGGCGCGAAGTCCACCATCACGTGGGTCAGTCCGTGGACGATCGCGTCCTCGAACATGGCCGAGGCAAACTGCGTGAGCGAGGTGCGACCGTTGTCTGCGTCGTCCTCGATCAACTGAAGCATCGGCTCCAAGTCATCGCGGCCCGCGACATCGACGAAGCGCGAGAACGGCTTGGCTCGGAGCTTGGTCACGGTGTCCGAGAAGGCACCGTAGAGGAAGCTGCGACCGAGGCGAGCGCGGTACGAAAGATCGCTTTCAGCCTCTTCGCGCGGCAGCCACTCCGTCGCGGCCTTGCGCATGGCTTCGGTCCCGCCCTGAAGGTCGTGGAGCAGCTTCCAACGTGCCTCCATCTCCATGTACGCGCCGCACGGGATGCCCACTTCCTTCATGTCGTGCTCCTACTTCGCTTGTGCGCGAACCAAGCCGCGATCGAGCCCGTCAGCCCATGCCATCACCAGCTCGCTGACGCGCGGGTGAGAATCAGCGCCGAGCTTCTCGCGCAGCAGCGACGCGAGCTCCAGCAAGCCGAGGCGCAGGACGCCGTGGTAGGCCGGATCCTCCGCGATGAGCTCGAGCAGCGGCGCTGAAACGGGCCCGCCAGCCGCGAGCTTCATCGTGGCGGCGAGCTGCTCGACAACCTTTGCGGCTTTGGGCTCGGCTTCAACCGCGGTCAGCGCGAGCTCTTCCGCGGCGAGGCTGGTTCGATCGCGCCAAGACACGAACTCTTCCTGCGTCATAGCGTCGAGCTCGCGCACGTTCTTCGGTGCACCCGCGCAGCCGAGCAAAGGCAGCAGCAAGGCGAAGGGAGCAAACGTCACAAAGCTGTCGCTGATGGTCATACGATCTCCGAATCCGTCACCGAGACTAAGCGCACAGGGTGCTCGTACTCAACCATGTAGCCAAGCGCGTCGGTCATGTGCGTCCGACGACGGTCTTTGGCCTTGTCGATTTCGCCCGCGCCGCCTTCCAAAAGCATCGTGCCGTCGAGGTCGTCGAGCATGTTCGGGCAGTCCGACGAGACTAGGAGATGCACCCTGCCGTCCGCCGATCGCAGCCGCGAGCAGAGAGCGTTGACGCGATCGCGTTCGGGCGGGTTCCGCCGGTGATGCAGCACTTCGACCGACCCGCGGAATCCCTCCGTGAGCATGGATCGAATGATGTGCCAGTCGGTGCCCTCAGCGACCTGCGACGTGTGCCTCGAGCCTCCCGTCGCGTCACCGTAGGCGAGCACGTGGCCCTCGTGGTGGCCCCAGTCCGCGAGGATCTTGCGGCAGACGTGCTCGGTACGCGAGTCGTGCGGGATCCAAACCTCTCCAACGACCGCGATGATCTCGTCCGCGACCTCTGGACGGTCGGCGCGCTCGCCGGCTGACCGCCGGAAGAGCTGCTGCTGGGCGATCACCGCGATGCCTGGCTCCACGTTGAAGTCGAAGCAGATACACAGTGGCGCCGACCGGCTGTAGGCCAGCTGCTCGCGCCCGTGCACTTCGCGTTCGAAACTGTGGTACGCGCGGCCCTGCATCGCCACGCGCTCGGCCATGAACTCCTGCCGAAAGACGCGAGCGTCCATTGTCTCGCGCGCGCTGTCCACGGCTTCGGAGGTCATCAGACCTTCGCTCGTCCACGTGAAGTATGCCCAGTCCGGCTTGCCGCTCTTGGCGATCTTGACGAGCTTTTCGAACTCGGCCCCAGGCCTCGGCACTCCGTAGAACCACGCGCCGCCCGCGCGCTCAGGCGTTTCGAGCGCAGGTCGCACGTTGCGGTCGTAGATTCCCGCCTTCCACTCCTGCATTTCGTCGCACGCGATCCAATCGATCGGCTTGCCCTCGATGCGCTGCGGCTTGTCCATTCCCGCGCACTGGATCCGCGCGCCGTTCACCAGCTCGATGGCGAGGTCCGTCTCCGCGATCTTGAGCACGGCCCAGTTCGGCACCATGCGCTTCAGGTCGCCCCAGTAGATGCTCTTGACCTGCTCGCGTGTCGGGGCCGCGAAGATGTAGAGCCCGTCGTTGAACGCGCTGCGTTCGTGATGCGTCAGCGCGAGCTGCACGCCCTTGCGCTTGGCGAGCTCGCTCTTGCCCGATCGGCGACCTGCCTCAACGACGATGAATCGCGCGCTCGAGGTGAACGCGGCAGCTTGCTTTGGGTGATAGCGCAGGGGCTTCCAGCGCGCGGGCAGCAGGTTCGGCTGCACTACTTTTGACGCCGCCGATCAAGCTCGCGCCAAAGCTCAATAAGCGTGCGCAGGATCAGAAACAGCGTCGAAATGTCCAACGCCTGTGTTTCGTCGGCCTTGTATTCCTGAAGCGAGATCTCAGCGCGGATCTCTTCTTCGGTCATTTTGGACAGGTCTTTCATGGATTGTGCCTCGCGTTGATGACCGCGAACATTTCATGCACCGTGCGCATCGCGGCTGCGGTCACGGTCGGATCTTGCGAAGTGCCAGACGCGATCGAAGTGATGAGACGATCAATCTCTTCAAACAACTGAGCGTCGGTCCAAGTGTTGTAGTCTTCCACTAGCTCGGCTCCTTCGGGATCGTGTCGTTGACGAACTGGGCAGCGGCGCGCAGCCGGTTCACCATGTCGCGCGCCTCGTTGGAGGTGATCGGGGCTTCACGCTTGGCCCAACGCTCGGGCCAGCGGCGCTCGAGCATCCAAGCGCACGCGGTCCACTGGTCGTCGGTGTGCCGCATGATCTTGCCGAGGAAGGTGCTCTCAGCGATGGCCTCGGCCTCTTTTATCAAGGACGCAAACTCAGGGTGACGCTTCTTGTGCGACTTCAGTGTTGAAGCAGCGACACCATTCGCTTCGGCTGCTCTTTGTGGATGTAGACCAAGCCTGATCGCCGCCAAAATGCGCTCGATCACCTCGTCGGTCATTTCACTTCGCGGTCTTGCCATGTTGCCTGAGAGCGTTCCTTGCCGCGTCGCGGCCTTCGTTGAGGATCTGGACTCGCATCCTATCACCCTCGCGGCGGTACTCGATCCACAGCGAGGAGATCCACTTGCGCAGCTGCGAGCTGCTCACGTCGAGCTTGGTTCCTTCAACATGCATCCAGTCGGTGTCGATTCGCGCGAGCCAGAAGAACTCGCGGCGGCGTTTGTGCTGACCGTCGAGAAGGTCGAGCAGGAAAGCCAGCTTGAGCGCATCTTTGTTCTCGGTCATTCAAGCTCCGTGATGATGATGTAGACGCCCTCGCTGGCCTTGTGCTCGGCGTACGACTTGCACGCGAGGATGTCCACGATGCGCCGATCGTCGGTCCAAACTACGTCGGTGAGCGCATCACCAATCGCGCGTATCAGCTTGTCGAGGTCGCCGACGTGGGTGTGCGGGTGCTTTGGCGCGTTGGCCTTGAGCCCTGCCTTGCCGTAGTGCGCGAGCGGACGGCGCACGCGGAAGTCGAGGTCGAGACGCACGGGCCCGTCAATGAGTTCATGGCCCCAGCCGTTTGCCAGCGCAGTTTCGGCCACATTGAAGCGCCAGCTTTTGAGTCGCTTGTTGGTCGAGGTCAAGATCGCTCGGTTGTTCACGACGAAGCCGCGCATAGAGCCCTGCGTTTCGGGCTTGCCGACGACAAAGAACTTGTGGTTGCGCATCATTCCCACTTCAGCCTGTCCGCCGGATGCGTGATTGCCCAGAGCTCGCCGTCCACTTGGTAGATCCAGTTATGCGCTTTCCAGCTCCTCCAGATGGAGCGCACAACCTCGCCGCCGTCGAGGGTGATGTAGTCGCTGCGATACTTGCTGAGACGAGCGCGGAACATCTTGCGCTTGCTGCCGAGCAGCTGATCGAACAGCTGGCGCGAAAGCTCGAGCCGATGACGGTACTTCGTTTGCTCGTACATCACTCACCGTCCTCTTGCGCGGGCCCGAGTCGGTTGCGCGAATCGCGGAAAAGCGCCCAGTCGCTCGGCTCAATGCCGTACGACCCGCTGCCGTTCAGTCGCTTGGCTGCGCCGCGCTGGATGATCTGTTGCGCGATCTTGCGCTTGCACGAAATGCACTGCCCGCATTTGCATTGAGACGGGCATCGCTTGCGTAGCTCGGCTGGAGTCGGCGGCCAGTCCATTGTGCGGCACCAGTCGATCACCACGGCCTGCAGCTCGTCGGGCGGGATGTCGTCGAGCAGTACGATCCAAACGCCAGCGGTGTATTCGTTCGTCGGGAACTTCGCGGCGTAGGTTGCAGAGATGAGGGCGAGGCACTGAGAGATGATCTTGCTCTTGTCGGTCATAGTAGGCGCTCCTGCGTTCCGATGATGCCGAGCTTTTCAAAGCTCGATTGAAGGATGTCGAGATTGCGTTGCGAGGCGTTTCGCGGCTGCGCTGCGGCCTGTTGGGCTGGGCGAGCGTCGTCGCGCACCCAGATGCCCTGCCAGTTGTGGATGATGGCTTGCTCGATAGCTCGAGCGTAGCGCGCGGATCCTTCGCGCATCGCCTCGCGGAAGATCTTGGCAGCGCGGATGCCTTGCGGCTCCTTGGCCTTGCTTCCAGCTGTCCGGCAGTGCTTCACCCAGTCCTGCCACGCGAGGGCGAAGGCGGGATCAGCCTTGAGGGTCGCAAACTCCGGCTGCTCGAGGACGGCCTGCCACGTCTCGGCCTTGCGGCGCTTGGCGGGCTTGGCTTCGTCTGCGGGGGCATCCCCCGTAGGGGGAAGAGGGGGTTCTTGTATTTCTCTTCTCTCTTCTCCTCTCCTCTCCTCTTCTGGTTGAACGGGCGTTGAACGAGCGTTGAACGGGCGTTCAACGGGCGTTGCCTCTGCGTTGGACGAGCGTTTGGCGGCGCTTGCCTTTCCCGCCTTGGACGCTGCCTTAGCGGTAACGAGGATGCGCTCTCGTTGGACGGCACATCGAACGTTGAGAAGGCGACCGTCCACGACCTCAAAGCAGGGCTGGATCTCAGGCCAGAGCCGCTGCATCTCGTCGAGGCCGATGCCGAGTACGCGCGCAAGGCGCTCAAGCTCGGTCGGCAGCGACTCGTGCTTCCACTGATACCACAGGGCGCGAAGATACACGGCTTGCCCCGCAAGGCTCATGCAAAGCACGTTCTCGGACTCGTAGAAGTCGGCTCCGAAGAACGGCATGTACCGATCATAAGGGTGGCTCATTACGACCTCCGTCCAAGCGGCATCTGAGCTTGCGCGGGCATCCCAAGGGCGACGCGGCAGCGCACGACCTCGAGCTGGAGCCGCGGGAGCTCCGCGGTGATCCGCTGAATGGTCGGCAGGTCTTGCGCGGCCACGATGGCTTGCTGCGCATCGCCGAAGGCCTTGGTCGCTTGGCGCAAGGCTGCGAGGCGGCGAGCAATCGTGAGCTCGCTTTGGTAGGGCAGGTCTGACATCTCGGCCCGCAGACGCGCGTCGCGCGCGAGCTGCACAGCGGTGTTGCGCTTGCGCTGCTCCTTCGAGAGCTTTCTGGGCGTAGTCACGGCAGCACCTCCAGCGACTTCCAGCCGACCTTCAACAGCACCGGCAGGTCGCGCATCGCCCCGCTGTCCGCGAGGTGCAGAAGGCGGCTGATGCACGCTTGCTCGTCGCTTGCCGAAAGCCGCAGCAGCACGGTGTATGCGCGCCCGACGGCCTCGCCGCGCGAGAGCGTAGCCGTGGCCTCGACGGTCACCTCATCAGGCAGCGCCGTCAGCGGCTGCGATGCCCGTGCCTCGACGTGCAGGCGGAAGCCCTGCGGGAGTTTGTTGGGAACCTGCCAGCCCGCTATGCTGGCCCTAGATCGCTTCGTCATCTCTCACCCTGTGGCGGGGCGATTCCTCGAAGGCTGGCGGACCCCCCGCTGGCCTTCTTCTTTGCCCTGCGGGTGCCTTCGTACGGTCCTGCGAGGCCCTTTTCCAGCCCTGCAACGCTTTCCCAAAGGCGGGAAGTTGGACGAAAAGCGAGAAACAGGTGAACTAAACCTCGAAACGTGCCGTATACACAGTCACAAGCGCAGCACATCGCGGCGCGGTACAACGACAAGGAGATGACCATGATCAACACGACGACCGTATTCCTCGCCCCCGACAGCATCCTCGCCGAGCGGCTCGACGCGCGCGACCTCTACGACGCCGACATCTTCGACGACATTTCGGATTTGCTCGTTGAGAACATCGTCGCGGGCATGGCGGCGCAGGGCTTTTCGGTGAAACCCAAAAGGTTCGGCGACGCCGTGTGGCGCAACCAGTCCTACAACTGCCACATCGCCAACATGGCGAAGGCGTGGGTCGATAGCGGCGATCAGGCCGCGTTCCAGCGCGCGCTTGACGAGGCTTGCGACGACGCGATCGACGCCGCAGCCGATCGCCTCGCTTATTTCCGCAACCTCGCCGACGCGTACGACGAAGGCGGTGTCTCGTGAAGCGCCGCAAGGACGACTCGCCCGTGGCGCTGATCTTTGTCGCGGGATGCTTCTTCTTTGCCATGCACGTGGCGGACCTGCTCGAGCCCTTCGTGGTCGGCATCGTCGAGGCGGTGACAAAGTGAAGTATCAATTCCCCCTGCAACTGACCGTCGAGCTGCCGCTGCGCGACGAAAACTGGTTCCGCCTGTGGCTCGACGACAACCTGACGTACCGCCAGCGCGAGTGGCTTGCGTGGGAAGGCGATTGCGTCCTCGACGAGATCGACTGGCTGGGGATGTTGAAAGAGCAAGGCTACGTGATCGGCCTTGGCGACGGCGAAGAGATCATTCGCCTCGCCAAAAGTGACCGCGAGGTCTACGATCACATTGAACGCTGTGGGATTGAATCCATGTCCTTTTACCTACCTGAGGAGATTGCCAATGAAGTGCTGTGAGTGTGCCAAGAACGACAACTGCCGCGACCTCGCCGTGCCGATGCGTGATGGCGGCGATCTGTTCTACGAGACGATCCGGAACCTGTGCTTCGTTTGCTTCGGCGCGCAGATCCGCTCGGCGGCGATCCGCGAGTCGCGCTTTTCCATCCCTGCGCCGTGCAAGGTCCAGATTCGCGTGCCCGCGATCGTCGGCGGTAATGGCGCGTGGACCACGTTCCAGCTCGCCAGCGAAGGCGTGAACGATGTCGTCAAGACCGATGAGTTCCATGAGCGCATCGGCTGGCTGCAACAAGATTGTGTCGAGCAGCAGATGCCGCTGCCGCGCATCGTGTACCTGCAAGCGTGGGTCGAGCTGCCGATCGAGGTCGAGGTCGAGGCCGAGGAGGTGCAGTCGTGAAGGAGACGTTGAAGCACATGCACGCGCGGGTCATCCGCGGCGGCATGAACGCGCGCAACTGGCGCGTCGAGCACCTCGCCGTGCACTCCGGCTTGCCGAAGAGCACGATCGACGCCATCCTCTACGGGCGTCGCCGGATGAGCGACGAACAGCGAGCGCGGATCAACGCTGCGTTTGGCTGGGACGACGGCTGGCAAGAAGCCGACGAGAACACGATCGAAGACCTTACCAACGACGAGGAGATGACCGATGAAGCTGATCAAAGCCGCGCCGCTCAGTCCTGAGTGGTTCGAATACCGCCGCTCGCGCGTGACGGGCAGCACCGCCGCCGCGATCCTTGGTGTGTCGAATCCCAAGTGGTCGAGCCCGCTGACCGAGTGGGCGCGATTGACGAACAAGGCCGCGCCGCCGAACAAGGTCGAGCCGTGGCACTTGTGGGGCATTCACAGCGAGCCCTTCAACCGCAAGCTGTACGAGCTCGCCACGGGCCGCGGCGTTGAGATGCTCGACGGCATCGTCCAACACGAACGCCTTGACTGGCTGGCGTACACTCCCGACGGACTCATCGTCAGCGCGGACTTGAGCGACCAGCTGCCGCTCGGCGCTGTCTTCGAGATGAAAGCGCCAGCGCCGTGGAAGGCCGAGGCTTGGCAGGAAGCGATCCCGCTGGAGTATCAAGTGCAGGCGCAGATCGGCATGGAAGTGATCGGCGCCGAGGCCGCGAGCTTCAGCGCGCTGATCTGGCCAGGCATCAAGCACTTCGACGTGCTCCGCGACCAGCGTTTCATCGATGCCGCGCTCGAGCGCATCCAGCACTTCTTGGACTACCACGTCGCCCGCGACATCCCGCCGATTGCGCGCGCTGGCGAGGCCGACAAGGCCGTGCTGAAAGAACTGGCCGCTCCGATTGAATGGAGCCTGAGCGGCGAGGTACAAGACACCATGTCGCAGGTCGTCGAGCTCCAGGCTCAGATCAGCGAACTAGAAGAGCAGGTCGGTGACCGTCAGAACCGCTTGGTTCAGATCACCGGCGCCAAGAGTTGGATGGAAGCGAAGACCAAGATCCGAAACGCGCAAAGGAGCGCACAACAATGACTCAGAACTTGCCCGCACCGATTGAACGCACGAAGAGCAACTCCGTGATGATCCGCATGGCCGAGCGTTTCGGCATGGATCGACAGGCCTTCGAGCGCACCCTAATGGCGACCGTCGTGCCTGGCGGAAAGGCGACGCCCGAGCAGGTCGCTGCCGTGCTGCTGGTCGCTGACCAGTACCACCTGAACCCTCTGACGAAGGAGATCTATGCCTTCCCGTCGAAGGGCGGCGGCATCGTGCCGGTCGTCGGCGTGGACGGCTGGATCAAGCTCATGAACGAACACCCTGCTGCCGACGGCGTGCAGCTCGTCGAGAACAACGACGAGAAGGGCGCGCTGGTCAGCGTGACCGCGACTGTGCATCGCAAGGATCGCACGCACCCTATCACGGTCACCGAGTACTACGCAGAGTGCGCGCGCGGCACCGATCCTTGGCGCACGCAGCCGCGGCGGATGTTGCGTCACAAGGCGCTGATCCAAGGGCTGCGCGTCGCTTTCGGCTTCAGCGGCATCTACGAGCCCGACGAAGCCGAGCGCATCGTCGAAGCGCAGCAGCGCGAGCGCGTGATCGAGGCGAGCGCCACGACGCTATCGAGCTTGACCGATACGCTGGAGGCGCAAGCGCAGGTTGAAACCGAAAAGGAGATCCAATGAAGTCGCTATGGTCTGAGCTGAACGAACTCAAAAGGGAAAACGCAGAACTGAAAGACACGATTGAAAAATGTTGGGAGGCTATTTGCGAACCCAATGATGGCGACTCCACCCTTGCCGAACGGATTGATGCGTTGGTGACGCGCTGTGAAGAAATTTCCAACGACGAGTATGTACGTCTGTTCATCTTGCATCACATCGTAAAAAACAATCCCCATACGATGGCAAAACTTCAAGACATCGTTTTCAAAGATGAAAATGATTGTTTTGATGGGTACTATCAGGCAATGATGGAAAGAAAACACGACCGCAATGCGAAGTGACGAACTTTTTGAAGTTGCTCGTCACTTGCGGCTGACGATGCAAGCGCGTGAGAACAAGCTGCGCGGCCTGTGGCTTGGTGCTGGGACTGGGGCCAGCTTTCCAAGCCAAGACAGCGAAGCGGTGCAAGGCGTCTTGCGTTTTCTCGATCAACGCATCGCGGATCTACGCGCAAAGCACGACGCGTTGCTTTCTGCCGACAAGGACGCGCCGATCGAAGCAGACCCTAGGGACGCATGGTGAAAGCAGCACAACATGAAAGCGACCGGCTACTGCCTCCTCGCCCTCATCATCGCCGTGCTATGGTGGGTAGACGAACAGCTGAACGGGCCTGACCCGAAAGACGACGCATGAACATCAACATCCTGATCGTCGGCGGACGGCTGACGCGCGACCCTGAGCTCAAGACTGGCGCGAACGGGCGTCCCGTCTGCCGCTCCTCGATGGCAATCAACCGCAAGCGCAAGGGCGGCGAAGACGAGGTCGTGTTCCTCGACATCACCTGCTTCGACCAGCTGGCCGAGAGCTTTCACCGCTTTCACCGCAAGGGCTCGACGGTGCTGTGCACGGGTCGGTTGTACCAGCACAACTGGAAAGACCAAGATGGCAAGGACCGCGTGCGGTTGACGATGGTCGCAGACTCTTGGGAGTTCTGCGGCGACGCCTACAAGCGCCCACAATCGACGAAACCGCAGGATGACCAGAGCGTCGACTTCTAGCTCAAGCGCGGCGCAGCGCGTGTATCCACACGCGTAGCAGGGCGACGAGGAGCTCGCCGAGGGTGACTTGCCAGAGATCGCCCTCCAAGAGGGCCGATACCCGGGGGGGCGTCGGTCCTCTTGCCTTTTGAAAGCGCAAAGGCTGCAACGTTCAGGCGGTGTTGAGCCCGCCAGACCATTTGCAGCCTTCACTTGAGCTCGCTTCGTTACCAGCGTCGCAAGCTCCTCAACGCCCCCGAGGTAGACTCTCGTGAGCTCGTTTCAGATCATACTAACGCGCCGTCGTAAACGCCAGCCGCAGCGCAAGCACGTCGAGGTAGCAGCTGCGCGAGTTGGTCCCTGCGCTCTTGATGATCGACGCCTGAACCGCGGTCTCGCGCCCCGCCGCCGTCGGGATGTTCGTCGTGTTGGTCGCCCGCAGGGTGAGGTCGTCGGTGCCTTCCTTGAGCCAGAAGGCGACCTCCGAGCTCGTCGCGTTGCCGATGATCTCGACCCGATACCACGTGTCCGCCACGGCTGCGACCGTCGTGTCCGTCGCAGTCTCGGTGCCGTTGGACCGTGTGACCGCTTCAAACTTGCCAGAGTTCGTGCCGTGCGTGTAGCGCACGAAGCAGCCGTCGGTCGGCTCGCCAGCGACCTGCGAGTCTCCGAGGCCGATCCGCAGCGTGTACGTGTCCGTGGCGTCGCTGAGATCCTCAAGCCGAAAGATCGCTCGAGCGCGCCACTCGCCGCCGCCCAGCCTCACAAGCGCAGCCGAGGCCGTGTGCACCGATGCATAGCCGGTGGTCGTCGTGCCCGTCGCAAGAACCGCCACGCCGACGCGATTCTGCTCGCCCGTGTAGCCCGAGTTGGAGACGCTCGCGCCCGTACCCGAGCTCGCCGCGATGAAAGGCTGCGAGCTGGTGCCGATCCCGCCCGTGAAGTCGTCCTCCAGCACCAGCGTCTCAGCGCGGTCGGCTTGCTCGTCGAGCGCCGTGAGCGCGCCGTTGACGGTGATCTCCGCGCTGGCTTGACCGGCGGTGAGCTTCGTAAGACCGAGATAGGTTGTCGTCGCCATGCTTATCGCTCCGAGATCTCAAACGTAGCGTGGATGGTGGTGGCCGAGCTACTGACGCTCTTGTGGAACATCAAAGCGCAAGTGCCAGTCCAGAGTCGCAGACCTGGCGCCTTGTATTCATTTCTGAAGCCGACGTTCACAGTCGAGTTTGCCCAAGACGTGAGCGGGCGAGCAATAATCAGAGACACCGAGCCCGTCACGAGCGACGTGCCAAGTGTGATCGACTGAATGGATCTCACGCCGGTGTCGCCATCAGCAAGCCGAAACCAAACCACGGTGCCGATGACCGGAGTCGGAGGGATCTGATCGCCAGCGACCGCCACCAAGGTTGCGGTGCGAGATCCCGTACCTGCGGAGTTGGTATAGGTGACCGTCGAGTTTGTGATCGCCGCTGCGTTTGTGCTTGCAGCGGTCCAGATCAGGCCAATCATGCAGCCTTCGCCGATCGTCGCGCCGTTGTCGTCACGCGCGGGCAAAGTCGGCGTCGTGATTGCCTGTGCCGTTGTGGTCGTGACCACGATGCCGTTATTCACCCACAGGACATCGAACAGCATCGGAAATGCGGTTGCGGTAACGGCTGAAGTCGCCGCTTCCAAATAGAGCGCGCCGGTCGGCGTCCAAAGCTCCAAGCAGCCGACATCGCCAGCCGCCATTCCGTCAGTCGCCCGACCGTTGATGCCGGACGTGTTAGGCGACCAAGCGCCAGGAAAGCCAGCGTCTTTCCAGTACCCGTACCAGTAAGCCGTGCCTTCTGCCGCCGTTCCAGTCTTGTAGATCGAACGGGGGCGAGCGCCGGTTTGACTCAACGACGCGGGCTCCATCGTTTTTGCGCGGCCCTGCGCATCAAAGCACGTCCAACCTTTGCCGTCGTTGTATTCGGCTCCCTCGTTGCTTTCGAGCGTCGCGCGGAACACCACGTATTCGGTGCCGCTGACATCCTTCTTGATCGTCACGGTCTGCGATGCCGTGTTCTTGTTGCGCAAGCTGATGTGCTTGATCTGTCGCTGCGTCGAAGCCGCAGGAGCTGCCGCGATAGTCGTCGTGGTCGCGCTGGCGACGTTACCGTGCTCCGATCCAGGCGTAGTATCGGTGGACGTCATGTCCACGTAGGAGCACGTCCAGTCGGTCGAACTCGTGGAGCTCGTGCCGAGTTCCAGAGCGTGGGTAGTCGCGGTGAGAAGAATCATAGGCGTAGACTCACAGACTTCCGGACACTTGCCAAGGACACACCACCGCCGCCGCCGCCGCCGGTCGCGGAAAGCGTAGTGCCCGAGAGCGACAGGCCGCTGCCGACGGTGATCGCTTCAGCTGGACCTGAGCCGCTCGTCGAGCCGCGCCCGAGGAGCACACCCTGCGCGGTGTTCGGCACGTCGTTGGTGCGCCCAGGCCCCATGACCAAGATCTCTCCGGTCGAAGCGTGCACGCGAATCACGCGCGCCATGTTCTGCACAAGCACCGTGCTCGTCGTAGGCCGCGTGGCCGTCAATCCGCCGCCGGAAGCGACAAACACCGGCGAGTTGATCGAGTACGCGCTGGTGTCGAGGTTGCGGATCACACCCATCGCGCGCGCCGTTCCATGTGCATTGTTCAGCAGCGTGGCTGTGAGGATGCCGATGGCGGGCATCTTGGCGGAGTTTGCCGCATCCGCAGCCGCGACCTCAACTTCACCGGAAGCGCCGACCGCGCCCGTCACATACACGGGCGTGCCGATCAGCAGCGTGCCGCCCGAGGTGTTTTTCGCCGCAAGGTTGATAACCGTGTCGCTACTGGCGAGGACGATCCAAGCTCCTGCGTCATAGCGCACGCTCTCCGCGAGCTCCTCGTCCCAAGCCTCGAGCCCGTCATACGGAGTGACGTACGCCCACGCGTCACCGACCCAGACCGCGATAAGGTTGTCCTTGCCAAGCCAGCCCTTGATTGCAGGAACTGCGACGATGTACCGATCGCCAAAGGCGGGCAAGCGCGGCGGCGAGGTGACCGAGCGCGACTTAACCGACAAGCCCGAGACGATGTTCAGCGCAGCGGCGAGAGTCGCCGGCGAAAGGTTCTGCGCGCCTGAGTAGTCTCCGTCAAGGTTTCCAACGCTGACTGTGTAGGTCATACGACCGCCGTTCTAGCGTTTCCGCCGTGCACAAGGTCGCCAAGCTGCCGCAACGTGACGTAGACCTTCTGGCCTAGCGTCAGCCCGTCGGCGGTCTGCTGCGCTGCCGAGTAGTGCACCGAGGGCTGCGCCACGACAAAGGTCCGAATCGCCTCGCCAGTCGTCGCGTTGTTCACCGTGAGCTCGTAGCGTTCGAACGGCTCAGAGATCGGGATCGCTTGCGTCGAAAGCAGTCGGACGTTTGCGCGCGAAACGCGCGTCCATTCGATCGTCAGGTTGTTCGACACGTCGCGCGTGCCCTTGATGTGATCCGGCGCGAAACACGTGCTACTGGCACCCGAGCAGGTGAACTGGAACGTCTCCGCTTCAGGCAGGCGCATTCCAGGCGTCAGCATCTTGTAGGAGCGCGACATCCCAACTGCCGCCGCCTCTAGCTCGACGAACTCCAAGCCTTTACCCGTGAGCAGGATGAAGGGCTCGTCCGCGACGTGCTGCTCCATCTGCGAGCCCGTATCGCGCAATCCGCGCAACAGGCCTGAGAGGCGATAGGTGTTCGTCCCGATCAGCGTGGCTGTGCGGAAGCCGATGATCTCGCGCGCGACCATCGCTCGGTTGCGTCCGTTCAGGCACGCAAGCTCGGTAACGCTTTCCAGCTCTCCAGAGGTGAGCTCTACGTCCAGCGTGTTGATCTCATCCCAGACACCGATGACGGCATCGCCAAGCGTCGTCGTGCATCGACCCATCACAGAATCGACATGGATGCGCGAGATCGGGCGCCACTCTTCCTCGTTCTCATCGACAGCCTGATACAGCATCGCGGCGGGAAAGCGCGTCGAGCGCGACTCAGAGCACGCCGCGAGATAGAAGCCAACCTTGTTGCGGTGCTCGTCGCGGAGTGGCGCGATGTCCAAAAGGCTGAAACTGATCGGCGTGTTGCCAAACGTCCCAGGATCTTGCCCGAGAGCCGCAAAGCCAGGCGTGAGCGGCGTGTACGTGCTCACGGCGAGATCAAAAATGCTCGACTGCTCAATGATGCCCATGACCTCGAGGACGCCAGTCGGTCCTCGCGTCACGCCCATTACGAGGATCTCGCGCGTGCGACCGTTCACGGGCACCGAGATGCGCACGCCTTCGTAGACCGAATCGACGTACGAAAGCGGCAGCGTCAGCTCAACCTGTCGACGGTTCACGGGCGCGAGAAGCGCGGTGTGCATGGCGACGGCTTGCGCGTCCTCGTCCTCCATCTGAAGGAGCGATAGGTCGATGCGCTGCGTCGTGCGCGGAGCCTCGGCGCGGCGGTTGTATTGCGCCACGCTCACCGTGTAGTCGCGCAGCTGCTGCCGATACGTGACCACGATGCAGTCCGCAGGTTCGTCGCCGAGGTCCGCGAACGTCACAGGCCGGATTGTCTCTGCGCCGATTTCGCGCGCGCTCAAGTCCTGCGCATCGACCGTCGCCGTCGGCACGTCCTTGCGATACGAGAAGCGCAGCACGCCGTCCTTCTCGCTCGTCACCAGCTCGTATCCTATGAGCACCGGAGCGATTCGGTCGCGGGCGTCGCTGGGTCCGCGCATCGGGAGGCCGAGCAGGGTGTTCGTGATCGCGTCGGCCTCGAACTCTTCGTCGCCAAGGCCTGCATCGCGGCACACCTGCCCGATGTAATCCTTCACCTCGGCGGTGCTGCTCTGCACGATGTCGGCCTCGAACTGCGGCAGCGTGTTGCCGTAGTCGAAGAGTTGCAAGCCCTTGAACGTGACAACGATTTTCCCGCGATAAGCGGGCACGGGATTCGGCGCGCGAAGGCTGGCGAAGAGTTCATCCACCGGAGCATCTTCCGCACCGAGCAATCCGCTGACGCCGCCGCGGTGGAAGTTTGGAGCCTCGGCCATCTTTTTAGGCGAGAAGCTAGGGTTGTTTTGAAACAAGGTGACCGTCGTGCCGCTACTGAACGCAGCAAACGGCGCGCTCGCACCCGTGCCTCTCACTTTGCAGAAGGTCGTGCTATCAGCGTTCGTGCCAGAGTCCACGACCTGATAGTTTCCGACCGCTCCTGCGGGCGCAGTGATTTGAAGATAGTTTCCGCCGATCTGGATCTCTGAGAGATCTGCCAGCGTCGATGTGGAGGTCATCGTCAGATACCACACCGTGCCAGCGTTCGTTGGCGTTCCAGAGTCGATCTGGATCGACAGCGTGCCGTTCGATACTCCGGTCGCGGACCCGATAGTCAGCACGTAAGTACGAACACCTCCGGAGACGGTTACCGAAGCGGCTGTGATCGCAAAGCTGGCACCGTTCAATCCAACGGCGCTCGGATTTAGCACTGTAACAATGCGCCCGATCAGGTCCGTGACCGGCTGCGGGTTGTTAGTGCTTGAGTAGTACCCTTCGATGACGGTCGTGGTACTGAAGGTCAGCGTCTTTGCCGTGTTATTCCACGTCGCATTGTTGGACGCGAACGTAGTGCCTTGCGTGTAGTACGCGTTGGAAACACGCGTCACCACTCCAGCGATCAACGTGCTGTTGATCGAGACATTTGGGTACTTGGCCCAGATCGTCTTGCCGTTGGCTCGGATGCGCGTGATGTCCTCCGCGGGCCCGAGGCCAAAGGAGATCATCGCGTGGCAAGAGTAGGTGTATTCGGTGAACTCTGCGCCCGAGCCGCCTTTGCCGTTTGCGCTAGTCGTGTTCTGCGCCTCGATGAGCTCGGACACGTCGAGCACGTGACCGGCGACGCGGCACTCGCGCCCGTAGGCTTCCTGCACCGGATCGCCTTCCTCGGTCGTGTTGAGCCGCACCGAGCCAGCTTTGGGGCCTTCGATCGGATCCGGCTGCGAGATGCGGCTGATCCAAAGCGAATCCACGTAGGCAGCAGCTGCGTAAGCCGCGGCGGTGTAGACGGCGGTAGATACCGCACCGGCTGTGCCAAACGTGCCAGCCGCGGACAGCGCAGCGACGACTAGCGTTGCCATTCGCGCAGCCTCCACGTGCTATGCAGGGCGCGCTGCCAGTCCGCGGTCATGGCGTGCTCGACGACCATACCTGCGCCCTGATACGTGTGCAGCAAGTTGCTGCCCGTGCAGATTCCGACGTGCTGCGGAACGTCCATACCCACAAAACTAAACAACAGCACGTCACCAACTCCAGCGTTCTCCCATGCGTCGCGGTCTGCCTGAGCCTTGAGCTCCGCACCCGTCGGCGCCATCCGCTTGAAGTAGAGGTTGAGGTGCTCCATGAGGCGGCGAGGATTCGGGTTCCGCCCGTAGTCGGTCACGTCGTTGATCGCGTAGCCCGCCTCGTTGAAAGCTCCAACGAGAAGGCCGATGCAATCCACAGCGATGCCTTTACGCCTCGCCTGATGCTTCCAAGGTGTCCCAAGGTATGTGCGAGCGCACGCGATGACTTGTGCTTGGGTCACGGTGTTTGATACGCGCGCTGGGAGCCAGGAATGTACGGGTCGCCGCCGAAGTTGTCCTCGTTGCCGAAGCGCGTCTTGCACGTGTTGATCGTGTGATCGTCGCCGTGCACGATGTTGAACCGATCACCGACCGCGATCGGGAATGGCTGCTCGATCGCCAGCGTAAGCTCACGCGTACTGTCGGTGTATGCCACGACATCCGCGCTGCGATTGATGTTTGCGCCCGTGGTCCACGTCACGACGCCCTGATTGAAATAGTGATCGGAGAAGCTCGGCAGTTCGTTAGGTGCTGCGGATTTCGCGCGGAATACGCGTCGATCGTCGCTGACCGAAGCCACTTCGATGTCGTATTCCGTGAACTGCGAGATGTCCACGCCGCAGCCCGCGCGCCCGTTCGGCAGCGGATTCGGTGAGCCGAGCTGGTACGGGCACAGCGGCGAGTAGACGCGCCCGACGGTGCGCTTCAGCACGCTCGTCAAGCCCTCGGCCTCGGCGCGCCACTGCTCGCCGTCAAAGCGGATTCGCCGCAGGAAAAAGACTGCCTTGTGGACCGGCGCGAGGTACGGGTACTTCCAGTCAACCAGCAACATCGTGACCTTGGCGTTCTGGTACACCCCAGCGTCGAGGTCCGCGTAGGTGATGCGGTCGCTGCTAATGAAGCCGAACGCCTCGAGCTGGTGATCGCGCAGACCGCCTTCGGCGCGGTACGCCGTCGTGTCGAGGCCGCTCTGAGCCTCGTAGAGCTCGCCGTTGTGATAGAGGTTCGAGTCGTGCCCAGCGATGCGCAGCTCGTCGCCTAGGTTTGTCTGGATCTTCCAGATCGGGCAGTACCGATGCGTGCGCGCGGTCTTGGCCGCGGGATACATGGGCGGCGCGACAAAGGCCACAAACGGTCCGATGTTCCAAGGCCGCGTCCACTTCGCGCCCGTCACGTCTGCGGTGAACTCAAGGTCGAGCGGCACGCCCGCGTCGATCAAGACAGATCCGGCCTTCAATCTGAAGTCGCCGTTCGTCGCGTCTTGGAACGTGTCGGCCACGACTACGCTCGTAAGAGAGCCGACGCCCGCCGCCGTAGTATCGACGGAGCCGTTGTAACGTTGAGTGCCAGCGGGAGTGTTGAAACCTACGTCGCCGTTGCCAGCAAAGCAGTTCTCAAAGCGCACGGTCGATACCGCAGACGTGAAGCAGGTGCCGGTAGTCGTGCGGCGCATACGCGTTGATAGGCAGTTCTGCGCACGCGTCTCGATGCCGTTCAGGGAAAAGCCGACGGACGCGCCAGCGGTGTTGCCATTCCCAAGCGCGATGCAGTTGCGAAAGCGCACGCGGTCAGCCGTGGCGCTTGACACAAGGAAGCACGTTGTCGCCGTTGAAGAGCCCGTGACGCTGTTTTGCTCTGCCACGACGGCATCCACGATGCAGTCAGACTTTGAGACTTCAACTACGTTTGGACCCGAAGCTCCAGCTGCGCCCGTGTACGTGCTCTCGACCTTGATGCCGGTCAGTCGCGCATACTTCTCATCCAGCTTGATGACCGCGCCAGTCGCAGCCGCGCTGTAGACGTACGCGCCCGTGTTGTTCAGCGCGTCGTAGCGATTGCCTCCAGCGTATCGGAGCTCGCGGTATCGGCGCTTATCGGTGATTGCACCGCTGATGGTGATCTGTTCGTTGTACGAGGAGTCAAGGAGGAAGCCCCGCTGTACCTGCTGCAAGCCGACAAGGTGATTGTCGGTGTCCGCTTCCCAAGCTGCGATCGTCGCGTAGTCGCCTCCGGTGCCGATCGTCTTTTCGACCACGGTGATCGGCGCGACCGACTGCGGCACGGTCGTCTGGTTGTACGCTCCGATGTTTACCAAGCCTTCCGCGCCAGTCGGAAGAGCGTTGCCTTCGGCATCCTTTGTGAACGTTGTCTGATTGACCTGACCGACCTTTTGCGTCGTGGACTGCGAGCCCTCGACAGGTCGAAGATCGAGGAACTCTGGGTAGGCCAGCTCCTCAACAGCTTGCAAGCCCTGCACGCATCCGATGGACAAGCCAAGCGACCATCCGATGTCGCTCGTGATGCAGTTAAACGCGCGGCCTGAGGGCACGTTGATGTCGCGCCCGCTAGTAACAGCAAACGCTTGGTCGATGCGTTGCTGCTTGAACACCGCTGTATTCGTCACTAGCAGCTGAGTATTTGCCGAACGAATCCCGCCCGACAACGCGTCGAGGCTGTAATCCCAGCCATACACGGTGCAGTTGGTGATCTCGCCAGCTGCTAGCCCGCCAAAGAAGATTCCGTTTCCAACGCGCGCCAGCTGGTTTTGCGGGCCGATGACGGTCGTGTACGCGATCGAACTTCCAGACTGTGCCACGATGCCATTCACAGTTCCTGCGGCAGCAGTGTGATAGGCACCGCTGATGACCGTGCAGGACAGGATCGTGACGTTGTTGACCTCGCAGTTGATGACGTTATTCGTCGTCCATCCGCCAGACACGTACGTGTCCACAAGCTCAACGCCGACACCTTGGATTCTGAAGAACGGTTCCGAAATACGAATAGCGTGCGGGTTCGTGGTGTTGTTGATCGCTCGGCGGATTTTCACTCCAGAGTCGAGGCGCGCCTTGTAGTAGTGCGTCCCCCACGCGCGCAGCATTCGATACTGTGCCGTCGTCGTACCTGTTGCACCGCCAAACGCAAGCACGGTCGGCGTGAGCTGCTCGAACACGCCGGTGCCGTCTGCGTACATCTCTCCGACTTTGATGTTGCCGATGCCGATCGCGCCCTGCGTCGCCGTGTTCCACGCGTCCGGCGTTGCATAGAGTCGTCCAACAGTGCCGCCAGAAGTGTACGTGCCTCCCGCGGAAGTCACGGTGAACTGGATGGAGGTGCTAGTGACGGTTGAGGCCGTCCACTCGCCGTTCACACCCGTGAAGCCTCCGACGCCCGAAACGTTGATGCGCTGGCCAAACTCCACGCTCGCAGGAACGCTCGCAAACGTCAGCGTGATCAGGTTGCCAGAACGCGTACCGCCCGTGACGGACAGGTTCAGAGATCCGATACCGGTGACGATCGTCGGCATGGTTAGGTCATCTTGAGCCGCTTACGCGTGCTCCACGCCCAGCTTGCGCTGCCAGCGTTCGGGTCGGTGGATGTGTTCTCGAGGTCGATCTCTACAACCTCGCCAGCAGCGAGCGTGTAGACCGTCGTGCCGTCGTGCTTCTTGATGGTCAAAGCATAGGTCGAGCCAAAGTTGTAGATCAGAAAGAACGGCGACCCGCTCTTCCAAACGAAGCCAGAGAGCGTGTAGTTCGGCAGCGTCACTTCAACGCCAGAAACGGTGCCTCGAAGTTGATACAGGCGCGCGAACTGCACGTGCAGCGTGTAGTTGCTGCTTAGAGACTGTATGTGCGAGCCGCCAAAAAATGTGTCCTGCGTGATCATGTGAGCGCGATCCACTCCACGCCGCCAAGGCCGTTGTCGCTCAACCAGATCTCGCACGAGTCGCGTCGGTTCGCATCGCCGGCGATCTGCATCGTGAACAGCGTGTTCATGGCGCTGTCCGTCACGAGGAAAGTGTTGCTGCCGCTCAGATTGCGCAGCTTCCAATGCGGCCCGCCCTCCTGAAAGCCCGCCGTCTGCGGCAGCTTCAGCGACAGGCCAGCGGTCGTAGGCGAGAGCGAAACGAGCACCCCCATCTGCGGCGTGAGATCCATGGTGGCCGAGAACGTCGGGCGCGAGCTCCCGCGATACACGAAGTCATCGTTCACCAGCGTCGGGTTCATCACAGAGACGACGCGCAGACCGCCAACAACCTCGCCGCGCTCAAAGTTCTGTAGAGACACCCCAGAATCATCGCTCTCAAAGCGCACCTCGTCGTTGAACTGGCACCCAGCCTTGACCGAAACACCGACGCCAGGCGCAGAGGTGAAGGTCACGATGCCCGTGCTCAGGTTGACGCTCCAGCCGCTTGTCTGGTTCACATCGTTGAGCGCGACCTTGACCGTGCCGGAGATCGGCTTGTGCAGGTTGCGCACGACGGTCTGCGAGCCGTTGACGTAACGCTTCACAAGCTGGAAAGTCGTAGTCGTGCCGTTGCCCGTGCCGAGCAGCTGATCGGTTTCGCTGACGAGAGCCGTGCTGGTGTCGTTTGGCGTGTTGGCGGCGTTGGTTGAGTAGTCGAGCGGGTTCCAGAAGCGGAAGCTGTGCGCGCGATGCCCGCGAGCGCGCTTGAACTTCAGGATCGCTTGCAGGTCAGCGTAGGTCTTGACCGCATAGCCGAGGTTGGCCACCAGCTGCGTGTCGTTCCAACGCTGGATGCGCTCCTCTTGACCCGAGGAAAGCTGCACGACCGCCGTGTTGCCCTGCTCGGTGATGACCGATCCGTAGCTGTACGCGCGGTCGAGTTCGATGTCGTGGAAGGTCATACGATGCGTCGCCTGTTGTAGTCATCAGCCGCTTGGCGCTGGCTGCGGTATCCCGCGTTCGATGTGCTCGCCGTGCTCGCGCGCATCGCAGCAGGTGCGCTTTGACCTGAGTCAGCCGGAGCCGCAGCGGCCGCAGCGGCCGCAGGGCCGCCCATCGCGCCACGAATACCTGCCAAGAGAGCGGACACCAAAGCATTCATGGCTTCTTGGAAGGGAGCCGCGATTAAAGCATCGATTAGCGAGCTCCCGATCATCGTCGTGACCTGCCGACCGAAGTCGCTGAAGTCGCCGGTCATGAGGCTGTTCTTCATCGCGCCGTAGAACTGCGATGTGAAGTCCTGCGCGATGTTATCGACAGAGTACCGCTGCTCGAGCGCGGACGGCTGCTCAAGCGGCCTTGCAGCAAGCCTCGGAACTCCCGACGGCGGCGGCAGGAAGTAGTCCATGCCAATGCCCTGCACGCCCGTCGGCTGCTGGAAGATTGGCTCAGGGATTCCGCCAAAGCCCATCGTCTGTGCGGTGTAGCCCGCGTTGATTCCCATGCCGCCACGACGCGACTCCTGAAGCAGGCGAGCGCGTTCGATCCGTTGCTGCTCGCGTGCTCGCTCCATGTCGCCCACGAAAGGACGCATCTCAAAGGCTTGCACGGGAAACATCTGTCCGCCCTGAGCCGCGACGCTGATGCCGTTAAGAGCTTCTGCCGCTCTGGTCGTGCCTCGAGCAGCAAGCGAGGCCTCGTCGGCCAAGTAGCGCAGGGAGTCGCGCAGTTCGGCAAGAACGCCCTGCACGGTGTATTGCGATTCGACAGCCTCTTGAGGTAGCTGCGGAGGAAGTCCGCCCGCTTGCATCGCGCGGCGATTGCCGAAGATCGCAAAGCCATTTTGGCCAGGCGTAAGGCCCGCTTCGATGTTGGCGATGCGCTGCTGGGCTTGCATTACCAGCTTCAGCATCTCCATCTGGAGCTCGATGTTGCCGCCGAGATCAGGGCGAGCAAGTTCGACAGCACCTCCAGCCGTAGCAACCGTCAGGAATTGCGCCTTGCGCATCTCCTCCAGCTTGCGCATTTGCTCGGTAAGACTCTCGAGCACCTGCTCTTGGTCTTGAATGTTCTTGAGCCCGAGCAGTTCGACACCGATCGACTTGATGCTTGTGGCGACCGCGTTGCTCGCCTTCTGGAGCACGTCCATCGCGGACGTAAAGCCGAACACCTTGGCCACAACATCGGCGGCGAAGATGCCGACAGCCGCCTTGCCGAGCCCGCGGAACTTCTCCTCGACGGCGCCCATAATGCCGCCGGTCTTGTTCATCTCCTCGCGGAAGTTCGCCGTCTGCTTGGACGCGCCAACTAGAGCCCTCTCGGTCTTGACCAGCGAGTCAGTAGCCTTTCGGCCCGTTTCGTCGAGCGCCTTCTGCTCGGCCTTCACGCCATCGACGATCGTGTCGATCTCGCGCTCGACGGCTTTGGCTTGACGGTCAACATCCTGCCCAACCTTGGCGGCCTTCTGACCGACAACATCAAGCGCGCGATTTGCCTCTTGCGCGCCCTGCTGCATCTGGCGCGCGTCGATCTCTAGCTGGAGGGCTACCTTGCGCACCATGACTAGCCTTGGACTCCGCGAAGCTCAGGAACTCGGCGTCGAGCGCCTCGATCAACAAGGCAAACTCCCGACGCTTCTCTGCGTCGAGGATAACGCGCAGGTCGAGCCAAGCCACTACCTCGCTTGGAGCGATTCCTGAGACTGCACCGAGCCCGTTTGCCTTTCGCGTCGAGGAAAGCGCGCCAAAAGCCGCTAGCACCCATGCGAGGTCCGCGTGCACCTCGGTTCGCTCTTTCCATGCCCGCGTCTCCTTCCTTCTGTGCAGCTCGGCCTCCGCGCCGTAGTGGAGCGACCACCGCAGCGCGGCTACTAGTTTTTTCGGTCACGCTCCAGCCGTTCGGCTCGGTAGACCTCTTCGCTCGCCGCAGCCGTCTCCAGCCACGAAACCAAGCGGTGCATCGCCGGATCCGATAGGAGCTCAAGCGCGCGCTCAGGCGAATACAGGATGGTCGCGCCGTCGTCGTTTTCGAGCCCTTCCCAGCCGACGAGCACGTGCTTGGCTACGACCTCGCGCAGCACCTGCGTACGCATCTCGTCGGTGAACTTGCGCTCGCCCTTCTCCTTGCCTTGGTCGGCGCGGATGAGCTCCCGATAGGGCAGCATCGCCGCCTCCATCGCATCGCGGAAAGCCCGAGTCGCCGTGCTGGCGACCTTGACCCTGAAGCCCACGACGTACTCCAGCCAGACGCCCTCGGCCTCGGCCTTAGGATCGACCGCGATCGACTTCAGCTTCACCATCAGGCATCCCAGCGCGTGATGCGGATCGTCTCGTTGAGCGTAGCGTCGCGGAAGGCTTGGAAGCTCAGTTCCGCAGTCACGTCTTGGTTCAAGCCAGGCGTGCTCGCGCGCCCGAGCGTCAGCTTGCACTCAGGGATGGCGAAGCAGTACGCGTTGCCAGCGCTGTCTTGCATGATGAACGTCAGGTTCGTCGTCACCCAGTTGCGGAAGTCGTCGAGCAGCGTGTTGTTCTCAAAGTAGACGGTGAGCGTGCCGGTGACGGTGCAGGTGCCGCTGCCCATTGAGATCGGGCCGAGCTGCCCGACGGCTTCGCGCCCGTAGTGGTTGTTGAGCACCTGCATCGAAAACGCCCGAACGATCGTGCCGAGCGAGACGTGGCCTTCGCGCACCGAGTAGACGTTATCCACGCCGTTCATGACCGCGTTGGCGACGTGCGCAGTCACACTTCCGTCGCCCGAGGTCGCTGCCTTGCTTTCCTCGTCCTGACCGACCATGCCGAACGAGATACGCGAAATCGAGCCCGCGGCGACGTTCAGCGAGAAGCTGTTGACCTTCATGCCCGTGTAGAGCTCGAAGGTGTTGCTCAGGTCCGCGTGCGACCTCTCGATCGAGAAGCTGCGCTCGGTAGTGCCGTTCTTGATCGCTGCTCCGGCTTCGATTTCTTCGTTGCCGCCACCAGTCACGCTAGAGGGCAGCGTCGGCGTGACCGTCAGCGTGCCGCTCGCCGAGTTCGTGACTAGGAAGTAGCCGATGAGCGTCGCGCCATCCTTGAAGCGCACCCACTGACCGGCGGTGATGCTAGTCCCGATGCCAGTTCCGGTGATGGTGCTAGCGCCCGAGGTGCACGAATACGTGCCCGTGTTGGTCTGGATCGCGCTCCAAGTCGCGGACATCAGCGCGGCTTCGAGAAGGATGTCCTGCGCGCTGGAGGTCGTCGTCAGGGCCGCATAGCTCAGTTCGCCGTCGATCGAGCCATCAGC